TCCATTAGCATCAGCGCCAGTGCAAACAATATGAAGTTCTGCATCTTGTCTATGTCTTCTTCATTCACTACCCCCTGCCGAATGTCTGAGATAGTCCTCATGGCCTCGCGGCGAGTATGGTCTACCGTTGCCTGCCATTCGCGGGTAGGCTCCGCTCTCATTTGCAAAGCTCCCTGATCTGCTCTATAGATAAATCTGTCTCGTCGTAGACTGCCAAGATCATAGTCGGACCGACTTTAAACACTTTATGCCGAGTGCGACTAATTGCCGGCGCCGTTGTTTTCAATCTTATGGCAATGTCTGCATCATTCTTAAACCCGCAGTGGTCAATCAAATAGTCAAACAATTTGTGCGGATTAAATCCGGCACGGGATTTTCTATCTGGCTTTTCTTGCGTCATCTCTTCTGCCTGGACAATCATTTCTTCCCTCCGCACATATGCTTCTTAGCTGCTTTAAGGTCGGCATTAAAAAACCATGCCACGCATTGTTTCTCTAAATTTATAGGAGCTGGGCTCTCTGCCGCAGCGGTCGCAAGACCAACTTTAATTCCTTCTGCGCGGCCAACATTTAATGACAGCACAATCCCAAAAATTATTCCAACGATATAAACTATGTCTCTCATTTAATACTCCCTTACATACATCATTGCGTCTGCCATGAGGTACGCCTCTTCCGCATAGTCCTGGGCCATCTCTTCTTCTGTTTCCCACCGGCGTGATCCAAACCACGCTGGATTGGCAATCATTGCCTGCATAGCCTTGGCCGCAAAATAATCTTGTAGTGTCATCCCGTAATTGGTTGCATCAGGAAATGCCTGTGGCGCACGCTGGATATGATCCATTTTTTCTCCTTATGTTTTCTGTATGAGACTCAAATATATTACTATCACTAGATATAGTCAACAGTTATTTGCATACCGGAACAACCTGTTGTATAAGTTTTAATCTTGCCCCTGGGAATGGCCTGTGCTACTGTGTAATCTCTCCTTCAGTTGGTACTTCTCCGGTGAGAAGTTTGAGGCGCACATCTCCATGCGCCTCTTTTTTGGATATATACAGGAACATTTGTTCCTGTTAAAATTAATCCTTGCACCAAGACGCATGAGGATTGTGGTACGCCGATACTAGTGCCTACTTGCAAGGCAGTCCTCAGTCGTGTTGGTGTAGCTCAACGGAAGAGCGGCATGGGAAAACACGATAACCCACTCGTCTGTAGCTGGTTCAACTCCAGCCGCCAACAAACTCTTGCAAAAAAATAGGACTTGTCCTAATATTCGCTTGTCTCTGTATGGGCAGCGACAAACAACCTTAGCCCTTAAGCTTTGGTTCTCAGTCCTTCTGGACAGCGTGCCCATACACGGAGAGCCAAACCTTAAGGGCTTTTTGCTTTCCGAGACCGTCACAGATCACGATAGAAGTGGGCCTACATGGGCTGCCATCTAAGAATACATCGGCCGCGGTACACCCCCGTGCGAGTCGGATAGCCTGTCAGCGAGGGACTGTCATAGATACAGAGGCCAGTGGTGAGACAAACTCTGTGTTGAAAGAATCGCTGCCCCAAGGGAATGCTGGATAGCCGACTTAATCGGCAAATAGCAAACTGGCAATATCAGCCAATTTGTGATTATCGGGCAAGGATGATACCCCTAGTCGTGACCTGCGGTAGGTCAACGGCGGGGCTTATCACCCTTGGGGAACCTATTGTCAAAAATTGCTGTGAGTTTGTAGAAAAGGTAACTCAACTGTAGGTTTCCCTACAGTTGAGTTATCAAATTATTTACGCATAGATTTTCTGGCAGTCTCCGCCTGCTCTGCCAGATCCCCGATGATAAGCTTGAGCCGGTCGATCTCTTCCTTCTTTTCCGCGCCAGTCATGGTTTCATCGTGCGTGATAACTTGAATAGCCTTGCGGATTTTTGCCATATCTTTGGCTGTCTTATCGTAAAACTTGGCCATCGCAATCTTATCGCCCTTTTTTTCAATGATCTCCTGCACCTTTTCCGCTTGGCCTAACTCCGCATAGTGCCGCATATCCGCATAGGCTTCGCTGATCTGCTTGTTGTTCTCGTAGAAGGCCGTGACGTATTGGGACTGCGTAGTGGGCAAAGACTTCACAAAACCAAGGGATGCGGTCTCCGCCCAGTTATGGTCAGGATAGGCCCCCTTAGAGAACGGCATAACGGCATAGTGCGACGTTGCCGCGATAGTGCCACCCAGCCAGCCAAAGTAAGACTTGATGGCATAATCAGCCTGCACAGGAGACATTTCTGCTGCTTCTGGTAAGAAGACATTGGAAACTTGCGATAACGCCTTGGCGAGCGGGCTGGTGGCTTCTGAGTAACGTTCTGCCTTAGATAGCCGCTCCATGCCGGCAGTCTCGATAGGCGCACCCGTAAAGCTGTCCTTGTTGGCGTACAGATCCACCAGTGGCTTAATCATCTGTGGCGTAGGATTCAACGCAAACGTGTCAGACATCATGCGCTTGAAGCTCTGCTCGAATATCTTGCCCTCTGCCCCGCTGTCAATGATTTGTTCTAGCGTGCGTTCAGCCATCGTGCCGAATGCGCCGATCTCAAATGGCTTAGGAACCCGAATGGCCGCTTCCATACCTGGCAGGCGGAACCACCAAAAGTTATCGCGGTCCCACTGTTCGCGCTTCTTAAACTCATCATCATCCTTAAACGCCATATACAAGGCCAAGGAAGCCAGCACGACGGCGCCAGTAACGGTAGAGAACTGCGCAGCTTTCTGCGCGTCTGTAGCTTCTATAGGCTTGCCAGTTACAGAGTTATAGATAACCCGTGAAGTAGGGATAATGCCGTCCCTGCCAAGCTTATAAAGACCCTGCACGCGGGCATTTAAGAACGGCACTACTTGCGTGACCATGCGGAATGCGGGGAAAGATCCCTGCATAGAGAAATCTAGCAAGTCTCTGGCATAGAAAGATGCCTCAAGATGACTCATCCCTTTGTCGCGCATCTGTTGATATAGCGCCATACGGTTAGCGGATTCCGACTTATTGCCAAATTCTTGGTACGCACGCCATGTTTTGCCTAAGCCAGCTTTAATTTTTTCTTGCGTATCTAAGATGTTGCTTTCATTAACGCCCATTTCTAGCAGGCGCTTAATCAGCTTGGACTGATCGCCTTCATACGCAGAGCCAAAGTTAAAGATCGCGCCGCCAGCAAGCGCCGAGATATGCGCGGGGTTATTCTTGTTGGACAGCGCCCAGCCGCGAGCAATATTGGCAAACGGGTTTAACTTCATATCGCTAACAGCCATCGCAGAGATAGAGTCGCGGAACAAGTTGCGCACTTTAAATGCCGGCGAAACCGTAACACCTAGCTGCAATATATTCTTAAAGTCTTTGGCCACATCTAAGAACTTAGACTTAGGGCCCATATAGCCGATAGACATAATGGCATCCAGTAACAATGGGTCTGTTACTTCAAAGTAAGCCACATTACCATCCATCATTACCTTGGCCATGCCTTTGCCAGACGTAGTGTATCCAGGTTTCAAAGATCCATCGCCAACCATCTCGCCGGACTTGGTTGAATATACCTTGCCATCACGCCACTCCAGACCAACCTTAAGGTTAGGAAACGCGGCGCCCATGTCTACAGCAGCCTCAACAGTTTTAACGGCGGCGGCATTCTTCATTGACGCAGAAAGGATATGACTCCAATTGCGAAGAGTGTTCTCCATTAGATCGCCAAATGGCTTCTCGCCGCCTTTTAATTCTTTGGAGAAGTGTTGATTTGCTAAGCCAGATGCAGTTGCAGCTCCTTGAATATCACCGTCTTCCATAGCCTTATAGAACGGGATATAGTTAATGTCACTAGCAAACCGCGCATACGCTTCCTTATCAATCAAACCTTGCTTGAGTGCGATATCCAGCACTGACTTGTTAAGCGCGTTCATGTCCTTTCGCACACCCTCATATATCTCTAAACGAGATTTACCATTGAGAGTGCCCTTGGCTAATTCATTGCGGCGCTGGACAAGCTCTTTGTTGAATGAAGATATTTTGCCGCTGCGAACAAGATCCGCATCACGGCTCAATGCTACCCAAATTTGATAACGGTCAACCTCTGTACCTACAGGCTCAAGCGCTTGGATCAACCCTTTGGTTCCAGACTTAATATCCAGCGCCCCGTCGGTTAGCTTAACTTGGCCATTGAACATCAGACCTTCTAACGCGCCATCAATAGTTTTAGATAGTCGAGCCATCATGTAGGCTTCAGAACTGTAGTCTTTAATCGTGCGGTATTGATCGGCAATACCTTGAGCCATGCGCTGAAAGAATCTATCCTTGTTGGCCTCAACCTTATCAAGGATAGTTTTCTTTTCTGGGTAAAACGACGGACGGATCTTGGCCATCAGATCTTCTGGCACGCCCTCGAATGCAGTCTCTGGCGGAGTGCGCTGGCCGGCTGCTTTCTTCGCAACCCCCTCCGCCCCCCGACGAATAAACTCCGGTATTTCCATCTCGGACTCAACTTCGCCCTCGGAAGGCAATACCGTTGCCCCTGGTGGCGCTTGTCGTGGCCCAAGCTTTGTACCTAAAAATGTGCCATAGCGTTCAGTAATGGCGGCCACATCCACAGTAGCCTCAGTAAGAATATCCTCAGAGATAGCGGCCAGTTGCTCTAATGCGGTTTGGTACTTTGGATCAAGGCCGAGCAAGTTACGCAGAACCTCTGCAAATTTGGTAAATGCACTTTGCTTAGGTGTTACGCGGATAGTTGCAATATAGCTTTGGTACTCTGGGTCAGTTAATCCCCACGCCAAAACCTCATCAATATCCCGCATCGGCCCCCACTTATCCCATGATTTAGGACTTGCAGATTTAACTCTTTGCATCTTCTCAATAAAAGGATGCGTAACATTAGCCGCAACATCGGATTTAATTTGCGCGTTAATTAATTTAAGAAGCCTCTCCATCTCAACAACTTCTTGAGCATTGCGCGGCAACATATGAAGTTGCGCTTGAGTGCAAACATGCAGTAGTTCGTGCATGATGGTTTCATAGTCCGTGCCTGTCTTGCTATCTGCTTTTCCTTGCGCGTTTGCACCATTTAACAAAACCCTAAAACTAATTCCAGTTGTAGCGCCCCACTGCATTTTAGATTTTCCTAATGCCTTGGCTGACCTAGTTGCGCCGCTCATAACACGCATACTCATAGGAACGCCGCGCTGGTCAAACTCCTTAATACGCGTGTACATCTTCTCAGCAATAGCTTTTGCCGCACTATTAGGTGCGTTATCTATCAGCCACTTCGTAAGCTTAGGTAGCGACATGCCTTTAATTTCTTTGGCAATGTCGGCAGGATCTTTATCAATAACAAACTCAACGCGCTCAGGCTTAGCTGGCTTAGCCGGCGGTGTTGGTGGCGCCTCCTCAACTATTGGCGCCTTAGCTGTAGGCTCACTACGTAGCGTATCAAATATATCTTGTATAGAGCGGCCAACTGGCGCGTTACCAAACAAGTCTGGGCCGCCCTTAGATTCTGTGCTTGCCTTGTTGGCCTCTTGCGCCAATCCCGTTAGCGCATCACCAATGCGACGCGGCGCGTTCTTATTGGCAGCAAACATTTGCACAATTTGCTGAGTAAGCGGATCCATCTCAAGATCGCCCTGCTGCGCATACGTTGCCAGATCGGTCCCTTGCCGGCGTGCGTTTACCGCTAACTCTGCTGCCTTGGCCACATACTTGCGAATGTCATAGTCACCAGCGCCTTCCAATTCAGACATAGGCGCCGCCGCAATAGCCATGCCGCGCAATATTTGTTGCGCCTCTGCGTCAGTAGCTTCTGCATACAGATCAATCAACGCATCATTCGCATACGCCCGCGCAAATAACGCATTGGCCAGACGGATCTTGGCCATAGGATTAGGCGTACCCTGTTTATTTAGCAAGGCTGCTTGTTCTTCTTTAGGCATAGCAGCAATAAACTGCTGCAATGTTTTGCGTGTAGGCGAGCCATCGGCAAGAAACTCTACGCCCGCTAGATCAAAGCGGCCCATATCAATCTTTGCCTGCTCAGTCGGCGACATGCCCAATTGCCCGCCAACATTACCTTTATCTGCAATGTCAGGGGTAAGCGAAGACTTTGGCATAACTCTGACAAGCACAGGGTTCTTCATGCCAGAAATTACATCTGGCGAGATTCCGTGTGCAGGATCATTGATAAGACTTTGAACATAATCGCCCGCCGTATCTTGCCCGTAAGCTTTCTGCAATCCAGCTACGCGGCCATTGCCAGCAACAGGGCGGATGCCAGCAAATGCGGGATCGGCATACTGCGGCACAGCAGATCCATCGGCCAGATTAGATGGCGTAATTTGGCCCGCTTCTAAGACAGCATACTGGACTGGTATCTTGGTGCCATCAGAGGCGGATACCACATCAACCTTACCCATCTGCGCAGGATTTAATTCCACATCTGATATAACTACTGGCGCGCCAGATCCAAAGTCTCTGGATACGCTGATACGGTTGTAATCAGGCTCTGCCGCAATACTAGTCATCTGCTGAATGGATGCTGGTTTAGATCTATCGCGGTTCTGAATGGCAGCAAAAGACAACCCAAAATCTTCTGGTTTGCCAACAAAATAATTTTTCATATCAGCTACTGCTTTTGGCGGCGGCGTATATGCTGGCATTTCAGGACGCGCTGCAACTGGAGGAAGCTCAACAGGAGGCGGCTCAATAACTGGCGGTAAAGTGGGTGGCGCAAAAGTGGTTGGAGGTCTGACTTCTGGCGCTTCTAACGCGGGCACACCAGGAATAGGAGTTGGTCCTTCTGGCTCTTCGCCGGTAGCGGCAAATGCTGATGGTGGGGTGGTGGGAGGAATTTCTCCTGGCGTGGCAGGACGCTGTAACGCGCCACTGATACCGCCCATACCAACACCGCCAATAGCAGCCATACCAGCAGTCTGGCCAAGACCAGTTGTTAGTGCATACTCAGGATTAATTTGTTGAAGCGCAAGATTCTGCGCAAGTTTCCCGCCTGTTTCTTCTGTAATCTCACTGGCAGTCTCACCTAGTGCGCCACGCAAAGCGCCGAATGCCCTGCCACCAGGACCCTGCACGCCAGCCAGTGTTTCTTCTAAAGCTTTTGCGCCCGGCAATCTTTGTGCAAGCAGACTAATAACCGCAGCACTTGCACCAGTAGCGCGGGCATACCCTAGTGCGCGGCCAGATGCCTCTTCCTCTGGGATGCCAGCCTTGCGAAGCTCGTTATAAACTTCTTCATAGGCTTGCGCACCAATATCGGCGCCCTGTTGAACTGCGCCAGTACGCACCGCAGCAGATATGCCGGCACGCGCGCCAGCAGCAGCACTAGCTATTCTTGCCGCGCCAAGAGCAGGAATAAGATTGGGGGCTTGCTCTGCCAAGAAATTGGTAAGCAACGCAGGATTAGATATGGTTTCTGAAAACGCAGTCTTAAATGCTGCAAGCTGCCCTTCTTTTTCGGCCTGTTGAATCTTTTGTGCGCGCTCTTGCTCCATAGCCAGCAAGCCAGGAGATTTGAGTGTTTGCGCATACTTTTGAATATCCTGGCCAGCACCAAGCAAACCCGATTTCTCAAAGTCCCCTGTCGCTAGGCCATACAACTGTCCTGGCAACTGAGTTATTGCACCAACACCGGAAACAACGCCAGCGCCAATGTCTTGAAATGCTTCGCCAAATGTGCGTTCTTTAGATGGCGGCTCAGGCTTTTTAATAGACGGAAGAATGTCTCTTTCAATCGCATTGATAATGTCCCCCTGAGACATGGTGTCAGGGAAATTTACAACACCAACTCCGGCAACATTAACACTTGGCATATTTATTCCTACTTAGTACCGCCTGGAACATAATTGAACGAACCATCTTTACCTGGAATTAACGAACCACCGCCTCCGCTGGCGCCACCCTGCAAAGATTGCGCATGCCGCAACATAGCCTCAATTGCTGCCGGCTTATCTTTTGCTGGAATAGTCACATCTGCGCTAACAATCTTAGCGGCCTCTTCATATGACAATTTATTCTGCGGCTTGTTTATATTTTGGCTTAAATTATATGCCTCAAGTCCTTTAATAAACGGCGTACCTGGCGGCATATCTTTTAATATTTCATTCACCGCTTCAACTACAGCGGTGGGCTTACCGTACCCGTATTTTGTAACAGCAAGCTTTTGACTTTCTAAGTTAGCTGCATTTCTAAGTTCAGTATTTTTAACATTGATGGCCTCAATCTTATCTTCACGCGCACGCACTCTGGCCAGATCACTCTCGGCGCCAGTCCTCTTGTAATTATTCTCGGCCATCTTAAGTTCTCGGACCATGTTATCCAACTTGTCTTCGTTGGCAACAATGTTGTCCATCGCCCCTTGGAACTGGGCTAATGCCTGACGGCCAGCGCCAGAAAGTGCTTGGAACTCTTGGCCTCTTCGTGCGCCAGCAAGACCAAGGCCAGTCATCATAAGAGCCATACCCAAAGCCTGCTCTCGCTTCTTTGCTCCGCCTTCTTTGCGCGATGCAACTTCTGCCATCAGCTCTTTATACATGTTTGTATCTACGCCAGCTTCCTTGTAAGCCTCTTCGCGCCGCGCACGTTCAGCACCAAGGCTGGTTGCCTCTGGCACTGCAATTTGCTCTGCTTCAATACGAGTTAAATCTTCTGGAGCACCGCGTTCTCCGCGCTCACGAGGCATAACTGGTTCGGCTGGAGGCGCTACGTCCGTTCTTGGCTGGAATGTTTCTGGGCCGGCAGAAACGGAAGGCGCAGTTTTAGGTTCAACAATAGGAGGCAATATTCCGCGTTCGTACCCAAAGACCTGCCCTTGGATAGTTGGCTCATATGGTTTACCGGGCTCTATTCGCTGCTTAAGATTAAAACCTTCTGTTGTGTAATCAGGGGCTCCAAATGGGTCTTTAAAATAATCCCCAGTATCTTGTGATGCGGGCGCATTTGGCTTTGCAGGAACAGGTGCAATTGGGTTTGCCGGCAATGTAGATGCGGCAGCGCTGGAAACCGGAAGATTTGAGGCAGACGGCGCAAGTTTAATCGTGCGCATTTCCCTTTGAAGCGCCTCAATATTTTTTTTATGACTTATTTTTTCAACACCTGACGCACTTGCTTCTTTTGCCTGCTCATCTCGCAATTCTTCGGCAAGAATTTGGTATCTTTCTTCATCCCTTAAATTTTGAGTTTTAGCGGAAATCTTTCTTGCTGGATCGGTGCGCATATCTATTAATTTTCCATCCGCATAACCTGGCACATCTCCGCCATCGGCAAACGCGACAATACCCCCACCAGCCATTTCAGGAATATTAGAAGGTAAGCCAGCAACTCCAGCACTTTGTTCTGGCGGCGCTCCGCTTGGGCCCATTTGCGGCTGACCCTGTGGCGCACCTTGTGGCTGACCTTGTGGTGGTCCCTGTGGTGCCGGCGGCGCAAGAGCATCCTCAGCAACAGTCGTAGCTGGTGGCGCCATATTTTGCTTGGAGATACGGTCAATCATCATCCCAGCCATCACAGCTTTAGTAGAATCAATCAAGCCCATCTGAGCCATCTTTTGTAGCTGTGCCTTGCTATATTTAGTAGCAAGCGTTTGAATCTCGTGAATGCCTGGGATAGCCATATTTGCCTCTTACTTAGTCATGTTATGCAAAGCCAGCGCAGTCAAACCACCGCCCGCAAAATATCTACTCGCACCATAAGCCGCTGTGCCAAGCCCAGCAAGTTGTGCTCCAACCGACGGTGGAGCGGCATACATAGATTGAGAAAAATTACTTAATGGAGTACCGCGCTCCATCTCAGCCATATAGCTTAATTGTTGATATGGATATTGTTGTTGCCGCAAGAAGTCTTGATATTTTGTGTCATATAACTGTTGTTGCGCAGCTTGACGTTGCGCTCCAGCAGCAGCCTGAGCATTAATAATATCTTTCTGTTGACCAAATTGCGTCTGGCCAAGTTGACCAAGTGTGCCTGCCGCAGATAACCTAGCTTGGATTCCTTGCAAACCAAGATTTGATCCAAATTGTTTGGACTGTTCTTGCGCTTGTTGTGCGGCTAGTCCGTACTGTGCAGCCTGTTGCGCGGCAGTCATGCTTTGCCCATAACCATATTGCTTAGACTGCTCTGTTGCTTGCTGCGCAGTCATATTCATTTGCTGATTGGCCAAAGCGGCCTGCAAAGCTTGCTGGGCATTTAACCCTTGCGTTTGCAATTTGGCCGCTAAGTTTTGAACATTCGCCTGTTGGGTATTGGATAAATTTGCTAATGCGGTTTGCAGGCCAATTTGACCCTTGCCAAGTTGTTGAACGCCCAAATTAGCCGCCAAATTTTGCTGCCCTATAGTAAGACCAGCCTGTTGATTTGCTTGCTGCGCTTGCAATCTTGCGGCCTGCTCAGCATTAAATTGCTGTTGAGCTTGCTGAAATGCGGCTTGAGATCCTTGAGCTTGAATATCCCCCTTTTGTTGGGCAAGGTTACGCGCAGCTTCAGCTTCCATAATGGCCTGCCTAGATCCACCAAATGCCCCAGATCCCACAGCTTGCGCGCTACGTTGAGTGCCAGCAATATCGGCAGCACGTTGCGCCTCTCTTTGCTGTATATCAACAACACTTTGCATATACGGAGACATGTAAGATGTAGCAGCATCAGGAGTAGCAAATGATTGCGTAGTTACATCGCTAACCGGACCCATTTGATAATTAGTTAAGCTTGGATCGTATCCAGTTTGAGCACCTGCCATTGTTCCGCCAGCTTGGGTAGATGGCTTTACTTTTTCATAGGTAAATTGAGTATTTTGATATGCCGGAGGCGCAACAAATTGGTTAGAAAATGATGTTGGAGAATACTTAAGATTTCCCGCAGCTAAGCCGGCTAGCCCAGCCATTTGCGTGGCAGTGCCCAATTGTTGGGCTGGCCCTAAATTAGCCGCCGCCTGTTGAGCTTGCAACTGCATCGGGTCAAATTTAGCTTGCCGTTGACCGGTGTAAGTTTGGTATGGCTGCTCAGTTAAAGCCTTTGCTTTCCCCAGTGTTTCTTCTACATAGGGTTGTAATTGCTCCGGAAAAGTAACGCTGCGTTGCGTTATGTCTGTTGGCTGAGCGGGAGCACTATCACCATATAATTTTATTTTGCCGGCTTCTTTTTTAAACGCGCCAAGATCGCCAGGAATATATCCAGCCTCAATCATGCCAAATGAAATTCGACTCATAATTTAACTCCTACAGTTCTATGTTTTTCCGTAAGCCCATATCGGCTCCATAACCGCGCCACTGATGCTCTTGCTGTTCCTTCTATGCAAGTAGCCCCATTTGCAACCATATACATTTTTAATTGTTCAAAACAATTATTTTTAAAAAATAACATGCGTCCACTAATTAGCACTATAAAGCCAACCCTAGCATCTGGGCGATTAAAAAATTGCACCGCCGCTGCCCCGCATATTTTGCCTTCTTCATTAACCCAAACAATTACATGCCATGTGCCATCTATTACACGAACTTTAACTTGGTCTATTGTGTATTCGTTAGACCCGCCCTCTTTTAAGGACCGTATAAAAAATGGCTCTATCTTCGGCCATACCATATGTATGGATTCTATAGATACTGGCTGTATTTTCATGCCGGCAAATATTTATCTGCCTTAGAGTTAACAGCAACTTTACCTTTGCCCATAGTTTTGGTGCGTGCTTTTTGCACCCTATCCATCATCGCATAAAGACGTTTAGCACCCGCTTCAGTTGAGCCATTACCCAATTCTGAAACAATCCGGGCTGGTACAACGAACTCTCCGTCAGCAAGACGAGCAGGCTGACGATCACCAATACTAGCTGGAATAGAATCACTAACGCCATCGCCAGGGCCTTTAAGTAAACGTCCGCCATCAGAATAGCCGCCAAGACTATAAGCATTAATATCTCCGCCGGCAGCATACCCGCCTTGCTCAGCAAGCTTTTTATTCATCATAGAATAAAAATCTGGCGTTGCGCTAATTGCTTTAGTTGGAGCTAATCCAAGTTGTTGTTCGGGCGTTTGGTATTCTGGCGCGCCAGCAATAGTGGCTCTATTTGGAATAAATGCCCTATTGGCAGTTCCAATTTCTTGCAAAGTAGGATTATGACCAAGTTGATTTTTAATTTCGTCATAAGATAATGAGCTGCCTGTATAACTAATCGGCGCAACAAAAGGAGTTGTTAATTTCTTTTTATACTCTTCAGATTCCATCAAAGATTTTTTAATATCCTCTGGTGTCATTTGTTGACCAGTATAATAATCCAGCCCACCAACATCTGGCGAACGGCCAAAAATATCACTATATATATTTGCTACTTGAGTTGGAGATGCTGCTGCTGCGGCTTTAGTTTCCGCTGCAATCTTTTCTTTTATCGGCGCATATTCTTCAGAACTTTGTAAAAACCCAGTAATTTGTGCTGGTGTATAGCCTTTATTTAAATATGACTCTATGCCACCAGGGTCAACCGATCTTCCAAATTGACTTTGGTAAATAGCCTCCAATCCCTCTTGGGTTGTTACTGGGGCGGATGTTGCTGTTCCGGTTTGTTGCAACATTCCTTGAAAGCGAGATTGCTCCACTGGACTGCGTTGTTTTGCAGCTTCAGGGTCATTGGCAGTAGATGGATTCATATACCAAGGTAAGGCTTGACCTTGTGCATTTACATACTGCCCGTATTGAGAAGTGAACCCGCCATATGCGTCTAGCTTCTGCCCTGTTGGGCTAAATTTAGGGGTAGTTGTGGAGGTAGTGCTAACTGGGTTTTTTAATTTGTATTGGTTATTACCTAAATATTCGTACTCTGGCATTCCGCCGCCATCTGCAAAAGCTGCAATTCCCCCATTAGCAAATCCTGGTGTACTCATCGTATTACCAGGTTGAGCAATAATATTTTGCTGTGGCTGTTGGGATTGCACTCCCATATATATAGGGTGTGGCTGAACAGGTTTTCCGCTTTCCACGCTTACTGCGTCTTGATCTAATGTTTCATTAACATAACCGCCATCAGCCATCCCCATTATGCCGCCGGCTGCTGCATATTCAGGACCTGGCGCCTCATACGGGGTTTGCGCTGTATACACATCATCAAAGTAACGCTGTTCAGCCGACGAACTAGGGCCAACATCTTTATCAATAACTCTATTGCGAGCCAAAGTGTATGGGCGGATTAAAGATTTATGTTTTTTGCCAGAAACTGTAGTCGGCTGGTTAAGCGCATTCATTAAGCTATAGCCTGCTGCCATACCAGAGTAAGGAGACTTCTCTTCCATAGCGCTATACAAACTTTTAAGCCCGCCAATACCATCTGATGTTGCCGCTTTTAACCCTGCCAATACTGGGTTTTGTTGAGCATACAATTGATTAGATGGGGTATATCCTAGCTGTGTAGCCGGCGCACTTCCACCGCCAAACATTACACTTTGTGCCGGTTGGGCAATGGGCATTTGTGGCGCCATTCTAACTTCTGGTATTGGTGCAACTGGAGGTTGCGCAACTTGCGTTAACGCAGTTTGTGGTGGAGGCGGCACAATTGCTTCTGGAGCAACGCCGCCAAACATTGAGCTTGCTGTATTTGCATTTGCCAATGATGACGCTGGCAATCCTGAAAATCCACCTGCTGCCGTCATGCCAGGAGCAACTGCTGCCCCCGCTAGCGGCGATGCGGTTATATTAGGAATCATAGTTGGGAACGCACCTGGGGCTGCGCCCGGCAATGCCGCAGCAGAACCTAATGTGCTTGCTGCTGGAGCCGCAGCGCCGGCGGCCGCACCCATAGATTCAAGACCAGCACCCAAGCCAGCACCGCCGTAGGCGCCTAAGCCAGCCATAATGCCCTTGCTCAAACTGCCTGTGGTCAGCGCACTAACTGCACCCACCGCTAAGCTAGCATTCATTGCGGTCATACCAAGTCCTGCTGGGCCAAGAGCAAACCCAGCAACTATTGGCAATATAGAAGATAGGAATCCAGCCTCAGGAAGCCCAGTCTCAGGGTTAATGGTAAGAGATCCGCCATGCGCCATCGCTAGCTTTTGTAGCCCATGTACTTCGCTAGGAGTCATATGCACCAGCATGGAATCTTTCCCGCGGCCAGCGGATTGCATGTGTTGCGCTAAGTTATGGAGGCTCATATTAGACCTTTATCTTTAAGACATTGCCGGCTGTTGTATCGTAATATACATCCCCAACTCGCAAATCAGTAAAATCCGCCTCAGTTGGAAAACTAACTACAAATGTATTTGTAGCAATATCTAATTGGCTAAAATTTAATGCGGCAACAATTGTGGATGCCGCTGTTCTTTGCATTGACCCAGCAATAGTCCCTGGGTTATCTAACTGCGAAAAATATAACCGCAAAATATTGTTAAGTTGATCTTGGTACTGGCGGCTATATTCTAGCGGAGCCAGTGGTAATGCGGGCGCTTTTGTGGTTCCAGTAGACATAGTTACCTTCTGCCGTCCGGCCGGATATCAATACGTGGAGCGCCAAGTTGCCAAGTAGTTCCAGTGTCCGTAGACTCAATTTTAAAAATCATTTGTCTTCCGCGCACCCTTGTATATATTTGCCCAGTAAACTTTTCAACAATATTGTAAGAAGTTGACCGTATAACTGGAGCACTACCAGAATTACTTACGCCAGAACCAGAATTTTCTAATGGATACAATGTCATTGTTACTTGAGCGGCATCATTTGTAGAACCGGAAAATGTAAGGTCGGGAACTATCCGATACACAAATCCAAAGTTATGCCCATCCCCAATGTCAAATTCGGAAGAACTAATATACGCATTAATTGGAGCGGCAGTCCCGGTCTCCAAATCATCAATGCCATCCTCTTGATTTACCAATAAGTTATTGTATGTTGCTGCAATCGGGTATGGCAGCAATCCAGAATCAAGCCACGCCGTCCGGCCCATTGTTCCGTAATACCAAACCTTTTCAAGGTAATTAAAAATTACATAGCGATTGCTAACAGTGCTATCAGATGAGCAATAGAACCACCATATTTCATTAAATGCCTCATTAGTGCCGGCATATACTTGTTCGCGCTGCTCAATATTTAAATCTTGAAATACATATCTACGCAGGTCGCAGTTAAGAGTTTGCACCCTGCCATCGTACATGTAAAATTTATCTACCCCCATCCAGTAAATTACCCCAGATGCTAATGCCAAAGCATTGGGACCCATTACTGAAATGTTATCGCCAAGCAATTCTGTTTTCCACACGAATGGCGGGCCAAGATATTGCAATGAATATACTGCTTGATCGGTAAATACCACAATTTCTTGGCGGGATTGAATTGCCGATACAATTTGCGAACCGTGAGATAAACGTATGCTGCCTGCCTGATTTGTAATGGCTGGCTTCCAAACAAATGGATTCTCTTGATCTGACCAGCGAATAAGCATTGGGTCTAATGTAGTAGAACCATAGTCATTTGTTCCAAAAGCCAATACAAACCTAGACGCATCCGAAACTACTAAATAATTTTGATAAATAGGCGTGTCAGAATCGCCCAATAACGCCAAATTTATTCCGCGTTGAGACACATATTGAAGGCCAGATTGTGCGCCGGATGTGTTAATTACAGTTGATAATGTGTACGTTAAGCCTGTCGGTGTTCCAGCCGTTGTTGTTACTCCGCTACCACCTGGCGTCGTGGATAACGTAAATGTTGTGCTGCCATTGGTTGCAACAATATAATATATTGTTGGGTTGGCATATCCGGCAATAGATCCAGTGCCACCATATGTTCCAGATATTGTTAAAGATTGCCCTACAACAAGCGCAACAGATGATGCAGCACAAGAAAACTGCCCCGCATTGCCAGTAATAACTACAGAGCTTAATGTTGCAGAAAGCGTAGAGGAAGTTGCCAAATTAAATGTGTTTCCTGTTGAGTTAACCACATAGTAAATTGGCCCAACAGTCAACCCAGTTGGCAACGCGCCAGTTGAGATTAATGAAATTGCAGTTCCATTTGAAACATAAAAATCAATTGGCAGCGTAATTAAAGCAGGCACCCCAATTGTAATTGTTGATTGAATTGGGCTAGTCCCAATACTGGCCCTCCAATAATAAATGCCGCCACCACGCGGACCATATATTAAATCTTCTCCAAAATTGTAATTACTCCAAAGCTGCAAAGAATTTGCCGTTGTTTGACCAAAACCCCAAGTCCCCAAGCCCCATCCTCCAGCTCCCCATCCAGTCAACGGAACTTGAATAGCTGGACCAACATTAACTTGGTATTGAGTTACAACTGTCCCGCCTCCAGGAGATCCGGCAACATCAGTTGCATTTGCTAAAACATCGACTGTAATTGTGTAGGAGTTTTTATCAATAACAGTAACTTGAAATTCGTTGGTTAATACCGTAGCTGTAATATTTCCGCCAAGTCCAGTAATTCCAGCGCCGCTATAAGTTACAAAATCGCCAGTCCCGCAACCATGCGCAGCGCTAACAACAGTAATAATTGCAGAGCCATTGGTAGCAGTAAATGGATTTGTAAGTGTTACAGTTGAACGAATCGGGGTGATGTCATAAAAAACACTACCTTGGTTAATGTAATACTTTAAGTTAGTTCCGGCCCCGACTAAATTTGCAGCAGCAAGCGTAATCCAATTCCATAATGCGCGGCAAACCCCAACAAATGTATTGGAACTAAATGCAGTCCAACCGCCAATCTTTTCTGGATTGCCTTGGCGGAATCTAATTTTGTCGCACTCGTACCAACCACCCTCGGTGGTATATCGCGTATTCTCGCGGTTAACACCTGGTTTAAATTGTATCTTTGATAATGGCATCTTTTACCCGTTCAGGTACATTGCACGTTCGTCTTTGCGGCGGATTTCTAAGCCCCTTTGAACCACGCCACCTGCCATTCTGTATAGCAGAAAAGCATCACCAGCGCCACCAAAATCGCCACGGTTATGCCTAGCGCGGATAGACGAACCCTTTAGCCGACCTAACCCTGCATTGAATGCAAAACTGACAAGCCCGTTAAACCGCCCTTGAGTAAGCCCATCAGGGCAAAGACGTAGAACGCCTCTCTCAAAACGGCCAAGGTCAGCCACAAGAATCGCGTCAACTTCCGCATTGGTTAAACTCCTATCCCACTCGGCTGGGCACTTTAATAACCCCGCAGCCTTGGCTTCCTTGCGCTGAACAAACGTCATTTCCAAATGTTCTTTCGGCGCAATAAGATGGCCTACGCCAGTTGTCCACAAAAGCACACTGTCTAAGTAAGGCTTCTTCCTTACTCCCTCGTGATACTTAAGTTCGTGCAGGGCGGTGAATTTCATTGCGGACAACCCCGCTCAAACTCTTTGCCCTTGGTAGATAGCTCACTGTAGCTCATCTTTGGGTGCATTTTTACGTAGGAATTCCTAGCAGTTTCAATGCAATCTGCACGTTTATCTGCGCAGCCTAAAACACTAACCAGCAGTAGTAGCCGTATCATTTTTTGCTAAACGCCTGCGTTCCAAACCAAAAGCTCACAACGGATGCCCAAATAATCTGCGTGTCATCACCCCAGATTAACTTCATCATGTCAGGAAAAGACGCGTTCATTGTCCACGCGTACCAGACGCCAGCAATATCAATGCCGACTAGTAAGAAGAATAGGCCATAAGTAATCGTAGGCCGCACCATCGCACGGGCATTAATTACCCATTGTGACGCACCTTTTCCAATCTCAATGTCATGGGCATAGAGTGCCTGCCGCTCGGTAGCCTGCGTCTGAATCTGAATTTGCTCGGTGTGAATTTCTTCAACGCGCTCTTGGGCTTGAAGCCCAGCCTTCTGCGCCTCTAACTGCATCTGCATTTGAATCTGCGCCAAGGCTAGTTCATGTTTCTTGTCTTGCTTATCTTGGAAAAAATCTAATAACTTGGGCAAACCGCCAGACAGAAAAGAGATTAGTGTTGTAAATAGCGTTAGCATAAATTATCCGCCAAAAGCAATAACTGCCATAGCGGCGCCAGAAAATGATCCATTACCTACTACAGCAATCGGAGCTGACCCAAACGATGCGCCAACAAAAGCTAAAAGTATTCCGCTCATATTGCATCTCCTGAAATTACTACAATCGTATCGTCAACAAATAAGATATTAGCCAAGCCCCTAGGGGGAAACTCAATAAATAATCTTGGCTGTCTAAATGCCCCGCGATATGTATGGTCAACCAAAGAATGAATTGTTGATGACTTATCTGTGTTATTGAACATAACAATCACATCCCCTTGAGAAAAAACACCGCTAGGAATCGTAATGACTCCCGCGGTATCTATTCTGAGAATCTTACCGACTTCTCCTTTGGACAGCACATGGTTCATGGCTTGGGATACTTTGCCTTAACCGCTGCAATCTTAGCCGCCATCGCCGCCATAGCATCAGCGCCCTTCCAAACCGCATCAAGCTGGTCACCAAGTGCAGGATACTCTGCTCGGCGGCTGGCATAGTAGTCAGGGTTATCCGCACGAACAATCTCAGACTTATCAATGGCAACCATTTCTTTGCCATCAATGCCATCAATCTCACGCATTTTAGGACTAGCTGCCCATAGTGCTTCTTTGGCATCAATCTCTGCTTTAATCCGCGCCTCTGAAGCTGCAATATAAGTGGCCAGATCAGCATCAGGCGGCACAAACGTCATCCAGTCATACGTCTGGCTGTTATGTTCAACTTTCAGAATAGCGATGGCGCGGTCTTCACCGGCAACCCCAGACTGCAAACCCTCAAGAGAAATCATTTAACTGCCTCCAATCTAAAGTTCTTACCAGGATGCTGACCTGTTACCGGCAGAATCTTGATGTCTTTAAAGCCAACAGCCTTGCACAAGTCGGTCAGCGACTTAGGCGTATATCCCCACAGATGCGGTGACAAGGCACCTTTTTCCTGAGTCTCAGGCGTAATACGGTCTACGTGCGCGCCATAGATGCACATTGCCGTCATGTGCTGATCCGCACCGTCTTGCTCAAGGTAATCTTTGCATAAGCCAGCAAGGTCAGGAGTCTCAAGCACCAACATGCCGCCAGCTTTTAGCGTATTCAACCATTTCTCTAAAACGCTAGGAGCGCGATGTTGAGGAATATGCTCAATTACATGGCTGGCAAATATCTCGTCAGCGCACTGCTCTGGCAGATCTAGCTTCATGATGTCTTGCTTAATATCGGCTGTATCGCTGTGCATATCAACGCCAAGATAACCCGGTAAGCGGTCGCGGCCGCATCCCATATTGAACTTAATTGGCTGGCCTTCTTCTAGCAGCTTTGCGATTACAGACTTATAGCTACCGGTGCCTTCAGGAAGACGATCAGCCCAGCGGCGGTCAATAAACTCTTTGTCATCTAATGTCAGTGGTCGGGTAGGCTTGATGTTCGTGTAATACTTGTTTAAGTCTACAGATGGATGAGCCGTGTACATACCTGTAGCCAAGTCCATATGCAGACATTGAACGTCAGTGTTAACTAGAAGCCGAGTCCCGCGCTTATGCAGGCGGTGGACGAAGAAGTTATCCTCGCCGATAAACGGTATCTCATCATTGATGTTGTTGCCAATACAGGTAAATGGCAAGTCAGGAGCCTCATCCTTCATTGCTTGCAAGATGGAGATAGGGATTAGCATAACGTCCATACCTGTCTGCCACGCTTCAATCAACTGGCCTGGATCGACGTTAGGAATAGTGATCCAGTCCTTATTGCGCACCATAATCATGGCGTCAGAGCATTTGATGTAATACACACCTGTTACTACTGCATCAGGATTCTTCTCTGCTGTCTCATGTAATACCTTGAAGCCATCATAAGGAAGAACAGTATCTTCTCCAATGAATAGTAGGTACTTAGCGCCGGATGCTAGCGCCTGCTCTATAAGATAGTTACGGGCAACATCTACTTTCTCACCGCCAATATGCACAAACCCGTGGGAGAAGCCCATCAAATCAATGTGCAGGCCATCATACCCATCAAAATTCTGTGCTGCGGTTTCTTCCAAGTTACGACGTGGTTGTGCAATCAAGACGTAAGGCGCAATTGTCTTAGATTCGTCGTAAATTTCCTGCATTGTTTCTATGATTTTATCTCTGTTGTACACGGCTTCTCCTTGCTGTGGTAGTTGATAAATTATTAAAATTTATTGTAAAACGGGCTTAAAGCATAACCTACTTTTTGTTGTACGTTCGTAGAGATTTTTTGACCTACGGCTGAATTGCCGTAAGGCACGTAATGTATTTCCCCATTGGGCATTAAAACCCCGCCTATATAAACACCGGCCGCTGTGTAGACCAATGAATATGTACTAACAACGCCTGCTGATGATACTTTCTGTCCGACCTCGCGAAAGGCAATGAAATGTATGTCACCGTTAGGGGCCAATACTCCACCATTGGAAACTCCATTTAAATTTGTATAAACCAACGAGTAAGTGGATACAACACCAGTAGAAGATATTTTTTGACCAACAGGCGCATTTAATGGGACAAAGTGTATATCGCCATTTGCAGCCAAAACGCCCCCAGAATAAGCGCTACTTGTACTTGTATAAATCAAGGAATATGTTGAAACTACGCCGGCAGCAGAAATTTTCTGGCCTCTATTTGCGACGTTTGGAACAAAATGAATATCGCCATTAGAAGCCAACACGCCTCCAGCATAGCCTCCGTTTGCATTTGTATAAACAAGTGAATAAGTAGATACGACGCCAGCCGCTGATACTTTTTGTCCAACCGCGGCCTGCGATGGAATAAAATTTATATCCCCGTTAACGGCTAAAACACCGCCAACGTAAGCATTATTAACCGCATAAATTAACGAATAAGTGGAAACTACTCCAGAAGAATTTACTTTTTGTCCGGTTGTTGTATTGTTATAAGGGATAAAGTGAATATCCCCATTAGAAGCAAGTACCCCTCCCCAATATAAACCGGAACCGGTAAAAACTAAAGAGTAAGTAGATACCGTACCGTTAAGCGATATTTTTTGGCCAACTCTGCCATTTGCGGGAACTAAATGCACATCGCCATTAGGAGCTAGTACACCACCACGATAAGCAAGTGCTACCGTATAAACCATTGAATACGTACTGACAATTCCATTCGTATTGTTATTGGCATACGGCACACCATTCACTACACCTGCATCTAGCTGCTTTTTCAGGTTCAGCCACGCTACCAAGTCAGTGCCTACTGAGCTATTGTCAGCCGTTGGCACAGTGCCTAACGTATTCTCTGACGGGAATGTAACAAATACATCCTTGCTACCTGCGGGAAAGTCTACCAGAGCATTACTATTGCTGGATTCAAATGGTGAGCGAGAAAGAGTCGTACCAGACGCAGTATAGGTTCCAATACCTACTTCCCAATTTGTTCCGTCTGTAATGCAGTAATACGTTTGGTTGCCATCGCCGATAACTGAGAAACTCTGGAACCCTACTGCCGCAGCGCCAAGCGTGAACGTGCCGGTACCAGTAGTGGTGCTAGTTACTTTTACTCGGTCTTTAACGACATACGCCATAACGAATCCTTAATACTTATTGAGATATGAACTAAGACAGGTATCAACGCCAAAAGGAATGGCAGGGCAAGTAGATATTTTTTGCCCGACTGCTGTCGGAAGAGTATTTACAAAATAAATTTCTCCGTTGGGCGTAAGAACCCCGCCTGTATAAGCATTTGTTGCTGTGTAAACTAAAGAATAAGTGGATACAACACCTGCTGCTGATATTTTTTGACCTACCGAAGCAGCGGATGGAATAAAATGAATATCTCCATTTGGAGCTAATACGCCACCATTAAACGCTCCATTTGATGTTGTATAAATCAAAGAGTAAGTTGAAACCACATTAGCAGAAGATATTTTTTGCCCTACTGGCGCCGTATTTGGAACAAAATGAATATCCCCATTTGGAGCCAACACACCTCCAGAATAAGCTCCACTTGTGTTTGTATAAATTATTGAGTATGTAGATACAACGCCTGCGGCAGATATTTTTTGACCCCTATTACCTTGGTTTGGAACAAAATGAATATCTCCGTTTGATGCTAAAACTCCACCAGCATATCCATCTCCCACGGTATAAACTAATGAATACGTAGAAACAACGCCGGCCGAGGATACTTTTTGACCAATAGGAGCATTGCCTGGAATAAAATGAACGTCCCCATTAGGGGCCAAAACTCCACCGACATAAGCTCTACCGGAAGCGGTATAAACTAATGAATACGTAGAAACCACCCCAGAAGCATTTATTTTTTGCCCAACACCTCCATTATTATATGGGACAAAGTGGATATCTCCGCTTGGAGAAAGCACGCCACCCCAATAAGCAGTGCTATTTGTATAAACTAAAGAATAAGTAGAAACTACCCCAGCGGCTGATATTTTTTGTCCAACTCTTGCGCTATAAGGAACAAAATGAATATCCCCGTTAGGAGCTAATACGCCGCCACGGTAAGCAAGTGCTACCGTATAAACCAAGCTATACGTACTAACAATCCCACCCACGCCATTGTTATTAAACGTATTGCCACCGTTTACACTAGCCTGTATGTTCTTCTGGAAGTTGTTAAACGCTACTTGGCTTGTACCAATTGAGCTATTGTCACCTGTAGGCGCAGAGCCTTGCGTATTGATAGCTGGCTGTGGCACAAAGACGTTCTTAGTGCCTGATGGCCAGTCTATTAACGCGCCGCTGTTACTTGAATCAAGCACCTGTGTACGGGCTAGTGTTGTGCCGCTAGAAGTGTATGTGCCTATGCCCACTTCCCAGTTCGTGTTGTCTGTAATCGTGTAGTAGGTTGTATTTCCGTTACCAATGCTAGAGAAGTCTTGATAGCCTGCTACCGCCGCCCCAAGCGTAAATGTTCCCGTACCTGTAGTGGTACTGGTTACTAATATGCGATCACGAATAACGAATGTCATAATTAGAATTTGTTAAGGAACGAGCTTAGGCATACGCCAAGACCTAGTGGTTGACCGGGATTCGTGGAGATTTTTTGGCCTACAACGGCACTGTTAGGAATAAATTGAATATCTCCAGTAGGAGTTAAAATGCCACCTACATAAGCTCCACTTACTGTATAAACTAATGAATAAGTAGAAACAACTCCAGCAGTCGATACTTTTTGGCCTACAGCAGCAGAAGTTGGAACAAAATGAATATCGCCGTTAGGGGCTAATACGCCGCCTTGATAACTGCCTGCCGTATAAACTAATGAGTAAGTAGATACAACCCCTGCGGCAGATATTTTCTGACCTCTATTTGCATTAGTTGGAATGAAGTGAATATCACCGTTAGGTGAAAGAACCCCTCCGCGATAAGCACTTCCTGTTGTGTAAGTGAGTGAATAAGTAGAAACAACGCCTGCTGCGGATATTTTTTGACCAACTTGAGCGCCACCGGGAACAAAATGTATATCGCCGTTAGAAGCTAAAACACCGCCAACATAATTACCTGCCGTATAGACTAAACTATACGTAGATACGACTCCCGCAGCGGATACTTTTTGACCTACAACTGCATTAAAAGGAACAAAATGAATATCGCCATTTGGCGCTAACACGCCGCCATTGTATGAGCCCGCCACTGTATAAACTAGACTATACGTACTAACTACACCAGAAGAAGATATTTTTTGCCCAACTGCTCTACCCGGCACAAAATGAATATCTCCGTTAGATGCTAGAACGCCACCAGAAAAAGGCCCCGGAGTAGCAACCTGTGTAAAAACTAAAGAATATGTAGATACAATTCCGGTAGAAGATATTTTTTGCCCAACTGACGCCGCTGAACTTGGAATAAAATGAATATCTCCATTGGGCGCAAGAACACCTCCAGAATAAGCCCCTGCCGTATAAACTAAACTATACGTACTAACAATCCCATTAGTCCCATTATTCCCAAACAACGTACCGCCTGTTACACCGCTCTGTAGCGCAGTCTGAAACGCAGACCAGCCTGATAGATCAGTACCTATAGATGAGTTATCACAGTTAGGTACACCACCTGCTGTAGCCTCTGCTGGATAGCCTACGATCACATCTTTAGTGCCAGCGGCGAAGTCTACTAAGGCATTGCTGTTGCTAGACTCAAAGACAGTAGTGCGTGAGAGAGTAGTGCCAGAGGCCGTATAAGTGCCTTGGCCGACTTCCCAGCTAGTTGCGTCAGAGATTACATAGTAAGTCTGCTGCCCGTCCCCAATGACTGAGAATCCTTGATAGCCAGCAGCCGCAGCACCTAGCGTGACAGTACCTGTGCCTGTCGTCGTAGTCGTAGTCTTTACTCTGTCTTTGAGGACTAATGCCATTGTTTAGCTCACGTTTCCAGTAACTACGCAGGTCGTACCTGTAACAAACAATATATTAGCTACGCCACGAGTTGGCACGTTGATTGTTGCCTTATCCACGTTCGTGCCAGCAATATAGGCGTTTGTAATCGTCATGGTCATTGTAATTGAGCCACTTGTATTGTTGAAGATAATGATGGCATCGCCGGCAGAAAACGTGGCGTCAGGCACCGTAATAGAGCCACCCGTTCCAACCTCAATTACCTTACCAACATCCGTAGTTGCTAATGCGTAATTTGTTGTTTTTGCCGTACCTGATTGCGGGATATTTAAATATCCAAGCGTAGTGCCATCAGTTTGCGGCAAGGTTAAAGTGTAGTTAGAAGTAATATCTGCTGGTGCTTTTACGGTAGCGGTATTTGCCCCATTATCTGAATCCTCCCCTAATGCTATACCGCCAGCAGTAGTCGCAGTTCCAGTAACTGTAATTAACTCACTGAATGTTGTGCTTTGTGCGGCGGCGGCAATAGTAATTGCGCCATCTCCATTAGTAATGGTTATGTTACTGCCGGCAGTCAGAGTAGATTTAGTTAGCCCATTAGCCGCATTCCCAATCAATAACTGGCCATTGGTATAAGTAGATTCGCCCGTACCACCGTTAGCTTCAGGTAATACACCAGTTACATCGCTTGTAAGGTTTACAGGATTACTAACAATCTTAACAAAATCTGATCCATTCCACGCTACTAACGCCCGAGCACCAGCAGGAATTGTCACGCCAGTAGTTGGCCCAGCCCCGCGAATAACAATAGATTGCGTGCCACCGGTTGAATTAATTACTAGGTAAGCTTTGGATTGCGCAGGAGCAGTAATGTTCCTGGTAGTTGTGCCAGTAGCCGTCCAAAGAATTATTGCATTCCGCGCCTGATTGGCAGATCCGTTAGTAGTTGATAGTGTTACATCAACATCCGCGCTAAGAGTGGTTGTTCCGGCTACAGCAGAATCAATAAGATTGGTAATCGAATTATTGACCGTTGTGCCCCAAATGCCAGATAAATCTCCTGTGGTTGGCAACGCCAAGCCAAGAAGGGGAGAGAAGTTTGTTACGGCCATAATTTATCCTTACACAGTCATTTCTATTTCTTCCCAGTTTGGAGTCTGCGAATCATCCACATTCTGCCAACTCGGGGCCTGCGAGTCGCTTACATTTTGCCAATTAGCAGATTGTCCGTTATCTATAATTTGCCAATTAGAAGATTCCGAATCATCTATATTCTGCCAACTTGGTATTTGGCCGTCATCTATAACCGTCCAATAAATTTTCCCAACATTACCAACCTGGCCATTGGCCTGCACACCAGTTAATGCTACCGTCCGATTGGTTGATGTTACCGATCCTACTGCGCCAACTGCATCTACTCCAGTTAATATTCCAACTTTTGCATAATCAATTGTGCCGACTTCGCCAGAGGCATTAACTCCTGTTAACGCTAAATCAATGTTAAAAATTACATCGCCAACAAATCCTTCAGCAACCACGCCAATAATATCTAAAGCGCTAGCCGAAGATATATTTCCTACTACACCCGCCGCCTCAACACCCGTCAACGAAACAGAAATTGCTGGGGCTGTATTTCCTACTGAGCCCGCCGCCTCAACACCTGTTAATAACTCTATCTTAGTAAAACTAACACTTCCAACTTCGCCAGATGCAAATACACCGCTAAGCGCAACATCGGTGCTTTGAGAAGATGTAACAGTTCCAACTTCTCCAGATGCAGTCACTCCAGAAAGCGCTGCTGTAATGCTTTGTGATGCAATTACAGTTCCTACGGCACCGGAAGCTTGGACACCCGTAAGAGCAATTGCTCCATTACGAGATACTGTTCCTACTGCGCCCACTGCCTCAACGCCAGTTAATGCTATTAACCTGGCTCCAACTGCAACTGTACCTACTGCTCCTGCTGCCTCAAGGCCAGTTACCGCAACCGCATTTGTTTCTGCAACAGTTCCAACATCCCCAGATGCAGATACCCCAGTTAACGCTACTGAAGTTGTTTCTGTAACACTACCAACCGCCCCGGATGCTTGCACTCCCGTAAGAGCAACATCCACATTTGTTATGGGTACAGCAGCAAATGGTACCTGGGCAAACGTGGAAAATCCGAAGGACATAGCTACTCTAGCGGGTTTCCCCGCTATCCTTTATTAAGTTGTAGCCAAACGAATCAGAGCGGTAGTTGTGCTATTAGATGGCATCGTCAACGTAAACGTACCCGCAGTAATAGTCTGCGAACCAAACGTATGAATACTTACGGCTGGATATGATCCGGCAGAGCCTTGCGTAAAGTTATAAATCATTACCGCATCAAACGCAGTAGTTAAAGTTACTGTCGTATATGTGATGCTGGCAGAAGGAGTCCAGTATGCTACGCCCGCAGTCGATGAGCTATTCGTAGCTGTCGGCGGTGTAGCATTGGTAATTGCTACGCCACCGGCCGTATAGCCAGTGCCAGATACCTCGCCAGACATAGTAACCGAACCAACCGTGCCAGTATAAGCAGAGGATGACGCATTAAATGTGCCACTTGCCAATAGCAGCGCACCATAAAATGTATCAGCGGTCGTAGCCGCGCGCACAACGCCGGTACCAAAATTATGCGTGCCAGTCAGGAGTTTCCCCATGAATGACGTAGACATTGCTTGTGTGTTTGCCATTATATTTCCTTATGCGAAAGACGCAGCTTCAGCAGCAAACATCACCGCCTTTTTTAGTTGAACATGGGCGGAACGATGCACCAATTCGCCATCTAACCAATACTCTACCCAAGTAGTGTATTCATTTTCGTTATCGACATTTCCTTCTTTTTTCTCAAGCAAGGAATCATCCATTTCGCCTTTGGTGGTTGTAACCAATGCCATATTTTTTCCTTATGAAATACGCACAATCGCATTGCTTGCGTTTGCCGTTGGAAAAGTTATTTGGAAAGTATTATTATTTGCAGTCTTGTCTGACCCAAAATCTAATACAGCAACAGATTTATTGCCGTTTGTTGCGTTGTAAATTAACGCACCGCGCGTCACAAATGTTGCGTTGCTCCAGACAGAATCATCAAATGAAATATACGCAGTCGGAATCCCGCTTGTGTTATTGCCGGCCGTCGGCGTAACACTGATAACAAGGATATTCCCGCCGGCAGTATATCCAGATCCCACTACTTCATCCGTTGTTGTGTAAACAGTAGTAGCCGGACCAATTGATGAAAGCGCCGTATATAAAGCAATCTTAAATGTGTTTGCAGATACTGGGCCAAAATTGTGCTGAGCTTGCATCAACTCAATCTTAAAGCTGGTAGTAGCTGTTTGAGAAATACTCATATCAAGTTACCGCCTGTCTATATTGTCCAGAACGATAAGCATCTTGGCGTTCCATACCATCGCCCAGACGTTTAGCCATTGATAGCGCCTCTTTGTATTTGCCGTCATACAGACTAATTAAATCAGTCTCGCCCTTCATAAAGGTATAAGCCTCTACTAATGAGCCGTATAACAATACCGAATCAAAATTATCGCCGAGCCAAGTAGTGCCGGCAGTTGTAATTGATTCTGGGTAGTAATAAAAATGAAGTTCCGCCGTGTAATTATCATCCGGCGTTGGGCCAAGAATAAAGGTCAATTCATTGGTAATCGAACTATTCACAATGGCCGGACCAAACAAAGCATAGTATTCAGGAACCCCTGTATCCGCTGGCGTTGGGTATGCCTCGCGGATAAAGTTAACATCTTTGTTTAGCAAAAACTTATAGGTCTCTGTTGCAGTGCCATAGTTTGCAATTACAGCCAAAGAATACGCGGCCAAAAAATCATCCGGAGCTTTAAGGTATTTATTATTTACCTGCAAACTTCCTGTCATGTTTTTGCGCAATGAAGGAAACTGAACTGTATTGAAAATACGTTGTTCTGCCTGCTGGATAAATCTATTTACCTGCTCGGTAGTCGTTTCAATAGCGCCACTAGCCAGCACAACATCCGGAAAATTGTTTTCCGTGTATGACTGGATAGATGCGACAAGTTCAGTGTAATTCATAATTACGCCATTGGTCCACGAGACATCGTGCCCTTAGTTGCAGCACCAGCGCCACGCATTTTAATGCCATCTTTTTTAACGTCATTGGCGCCAGGATCGCCAGAACTTACTCGCTGCACGCCAGTACGCGGGCTAAGTTCACGCGCATTCAACGTGCTTGGGTCAACCTTTTTTGTCGGCTTCATATCTTTACCATCCATCGTATGTGGTTTAGCGTACACGGAGGCAGAGCCCACTTCTTTGCCCATTACCTTTTGTGAGAACTTGGCCATTATCGACCTCTTGAACCAGACTTTTGATTCATTACACGGGCAAGATTGCGACCCATTTTTTTCATCTCAAGGCTAGTAACGCCGCCTTTTTTCATGCCGTGCATCTTCTTTTCGTGGATTTTTACTTCTTTATCCGCGATCTGCTTAACTTCTTTTTTGTCCATTTGATGCTCCTAAGATATTGAGATTGTTACCGTACCTACTTGGGATACTAGGTTTAAGTAGTTTGGTGTTAATGCCACATCAAACTGCCTTGCTCCGCCTACTGGATTCCAGCCCCACTGGAAGACCCTACTACCGCTCTCAGGATACCCATTTGCATTTACCCCAGTTCCTGGCTGTTCAGTTAATTGAAGCCCAGTATATCCAGATTGATAGTAACTAACGTCTGGTCTAGGCTCTCGCACAGCTTGCGGGTCATTAACTGGATACAAGCCCAAAGACAACTGAGGTTGATCTGGCTCCCAACAGGTACGGCACACTTTAATGCTAACTTGCTTAGTCTTAATCGTCAGCTTTCTTAGCTCTTTCAGCTTATACCTAAAGCCGCACCGATCACACTCAGCAATACTATTCTTGCCACTTGCATATTTACTGGCCATAAATCACCGATAAAAACTCATGCGCGGAACATAACGATCTGGCGCCTTTTCTCTATCTTCAGAGGCGGCCAAGTCCCATGCCTCATCATACTGTGATTTAAGTATGGAAATACGCGTTTCCGAAATCTCCGGCAACTTCATTGCAAGCATATAAGCCAAACCAGCAACCAAAGCATTTTGCAAGCGGAATGGAATCTCTTCGACATTTACACCATTACCAGCGTCCACCATGCGCTTTAGGCGCCAGTACACAAAGTAATAGTATGGATTGGATAACGTCCCCTGATCTGGCGATGGCCAGACATTAATCTGTGGATATGCAGGCGTCGCGCCCAATAAATCTGTTGTCTGGCCAGAACGTCTATTTACCCATACCTGAATAGGCCGTCCCTGAGTGATCTTGTTTGGGATCGTCGAATAAGTAGAAACACTAATCCGGCTGATATTAATATCAGTCTGATTGCCAATCTGCCCTGGCTGCGTGCGAATTACATGCTCAAGTAAATCAACTGTATCATTTGGCAAGTCATATGTAGTCTGCCCTTGCACTAGAGTAATTTGCCCCTGCTCAATAGTCCAAAGGTTAATGCCGCGATTAGCCCATTCCGTTAATAAAAAGTTTAAGCTTCTGCGCGCAGTACGAAAATCATAACCACTACGCAACTCCTTACCGCAGCGCTCAAAACTTTCCTCAATCAACTCATTAAGAGTTGGATTGAACGATGTAGTAGAAGTTGTGTATGCCATTATTTTTTCAAACCTTTAAGAGTCTGAGCAAGTCGAGCACGCTGGCCTGTTACGCCCGGCTTCTTGGCGGCAGCAGCCAGCTTCTTAGCCGAGATAGGCTTACCTTCTTTGGCCCCAAGAGTAGATCGCAAAGCGCCCTTTTTCTTAATAGCTTCTTGAATCCATTTTTCAGCCATTATTTCCTCGCCATACGCATATTGTCGATTAAATTTGGATACGGCCTACCAGCAGCTTTGGCCGCTGCCTTAGCAGCAGACTTCTTTGCTGAGCTTAACTTTTTAGGTTTGCCGAGTTTCTTAGGTCTGGCTTTATCCCACACCTCGCCGCCCTCGGCATACTGAGTAAAGTCAGTATTATCCCGTCGCGCTTTCTTCTTGCCGCCAGGCATCTTGGAAGACATCACTGCCCCCATACCTCGGGACGCCATCATCTCAGCACTTCCCGCCTTTAACAGCAGCCTTAACACCACCCATTTTTACCTGCTTGCCGACAGTCTTGCCCTTCATGGCAACGCCGTCACGACTAGGCGCAGCAGTCTTTACTTTACCCATCTTGCTGGCAATAATTCCACCTTTTTTCATGGCTTTCATTTCTGCTGCCTCATGTTTAATCATTGACGGAGGCGCGCCTTTTTTCTTCATGAACGCAACTTCTTTACCAACCATCTTTTTGGATTCAGCCATGCCACCCTCCGATTTAGTGAATTCTTTGCCGACTTTTGTGGGAACTCCCACCTTCTTTGCAAATGCAGGGTTATGAGCTACAGCCTGCATAAAGCGCTCTTGTTTCTTAGACACTGTTGGCATTATGCCCTCGTTTTGCCACGAATGGCGCAACCATCTGCACGGGAAGATGCAGATTTAATTTTGCCGCCCTTTTTATAACCAGCCTGCTGAGACTGGTCTGTTTGCGTAGAAGGGGCCATATTAAATGTTTGGTTGATCGGCTGAGTGGTGCCAGTTGTGGCGCCGTATTGGTTACTTACCCCAAAAGGATATGTTGGGGCTTGCGGGTTTACCGTTCCGCCATCAGCATAACATTTAGATTTTTTCATTTTATGCTCTTGTTTTGCCGCGAATGGCAATCCCGTCAGCACGCGAAGATGCGGAACGCATTGTAGGCTTAGCTACTTTGACAGCGCCCATCTTGCTTGCTTTGATAGCACCGCCCTTTTTAAAGCCAAGTCTTCCCATGTTTGTTCTTACTTCTTTTTCGCCAGCCTTCTGCTCTTCAGCCTGCTTGCGATCTGCCTTTTCCTGAGCAGCTTGGCGCCTCATTGAGGCCAAAGTTTCCGCTGGAATTGGAGCTTCTTTCTTTTCTTCTGCTTTCCCGCCGCCCGCGTAACAAACCTTGCCACCTTTTTTATATCCGCTAGTTTGTTGCGCTATGGATGGGCCAGACATTCCTATTGATCCAAAATCAAAAGATTTTCCCGTTGGAGCGTTTCCACCAATTGGGCCGGCACCCAATCCACCACTAACAATGCCCGTAGGAGTCGATATGGCTGTATTAAAAGGACTGGATCCTATAGCTGGTTGCGCTGCTCTTTTTTCCGCTTCCAGCTGCGCATAATTTACTGGCGATGGCCCCGGTTGTATTACTTTTGGTTTTTCAACTATTGGCGGCGCTGGACGAGCCATAACAGGTTGCATTGGAGCAGTTGGAGCATTACGAATGCTGTTACGAACCGACGCTGGAATGCCACCACGAGAGGACATTGCTGCATTACCCATACCGCCAAATGCCATCTTCTTTGTTTTTGCCATGATTAAATAATCCTTCCTTTAGTTTTGCCACGTTGGGCGATGCCGTCACCACGGCTAGAGGCTGATGTCATTTTTGGTTTTGCAGTCTTCACAGAACCCATTTTAGATGACTTAATCGAGCCACCTTTTTTGTACCCACTGAGTTTAAGCGCCTCACTGCCAATCCGTTTTACGTTACTAGCAAGCTTAGGTACGCCATTATCATAAATAGTTCGCAGATCATCTATGCGCCGACCAACTTCTCTGCCGCCGCGTGTAGCTAAATCTCTGGCCGTGCTTTCCATATACGGCTCAATTCGCTTGCCGACTTCTTTGGCGCCGCGCAAAGCACCAATAGCAGAACGACCAGCTTTCAACAGCGGCCCGCCAATAAGCAGTTCTTCTGGATGGGATTCTTCCAGCGCCTGTTCGCGCTCCCGTTTTTTCCTGGCGGCTAATTGTTCTGGCGTAGCTTCTGGAACTTTCTTTGAATCGCTATATTTCTTGCCGATTTTATTCATGCGGGCTTCGGCAGCAGCTTCATTTTCATCAATATCGCCACGGCGCTTTAAGTTGCGCTCGCGGTTTAGGAACTCTCTAAGAGTAAGGCCGGTATCTGCAAGTTCTTTCTTGGATACAATGCGACCAGCCTGACGAATTGGCTTAACCGGCTCAGCCTCACCCTCGCCTGGCTCAGCTTTAAAGGATGCAGTCTTATCACCAGAATATAACCCCTTAAGTGGGCGCGCAAATTCAGCAGATGTATCCCCTAAGTTTTCAGATCTAGCTTTACGATCTTCCATAGCCTTATTAAACTTCTCAATTGGCTCTTGGTCCTCGACTAAGCTTTCATCATTTCCGGCATAACGCTTAACTTTGCGTTTCATAACTTATCCTTTGCTAATAAGCTGGTCAATTTTTTCTTCCAGCCGATTAAACCGCTGGTCGATGTGATCTGTAACTCTTGCCACTTCTGCTTTAGTCGCTGTATCACGAGCAATCTCCTCACGAGTTCTGTTCAACAGAATCGTTACGCGCGAAAGTTCAGAAAACTTCTCATGCGCAATATATGCGAATAAGCTAGTAAACAGCGTTAATCCACCGGTCCACGCTACTGTAATTTCCATACTTAACATTTCCATCTTTTCAGTGACGCTGCCTTACGTGTCGGTTGACCCTTCTCATCCTTCATTGGACCAGGCATACCGCTCATGCGGGCGCAGAATGATTTTTTACGTGGACCGCCTTCTGGCTG